TGAAGCGCGCTGGTTTGCAGTTAAATCCCGTTGGGAGATCCCTTGGCAGCGCGCTCACGACACAATGATTATGGCTCACATTATTGACCCACTGGGCTCTGGTGCCCTAAAACGTCTTGCTGCCTTGCATGTAGATAGTCGCGCTATTGCTTTACAAGATACTTTAGATACATCCCTGTCCGAAAATGGTTGGACGTGGGGTACCGTTCCAATAGATTTTAAACCTTACTGGTCATATGGCGCCCTAGATACCGTACTAACAATGCGCCTTTGGGAGATGTTTTATAAAAAATGTGGACCAGAGGGCGATTATCATAAGGCTTATGAACTTGAGATGGCTACTCGTAAAATTGTTACTCGTATGGAAATTAACGGTGCACGCATTGACTTAGACTACTCAAAACGTAAGTACGAGGAACTCATAACTTACACTAAGTCTGTTAAAGAGTGGGCAGAAGAAAAGTACTCTGGAACTAGCATAACTAGCAACATTCAATTAGTAAGACTTCTTGAAAGTCTTGGCGCTGAAATTACAGATTTCACTCCTTCAGGACAAAAGTCTGCTGGGGCTGACCAGTTAAAACTTCTCTCAATTGAGGGAAATGAAGAGGTACGTAACTTAGCAGAGACTGTTCTAAAGCAACGTAAGGCTGACAAACTTGCCAATACGTACTTCAAAAACTTTATGGAAAAGCATGTCGATGGGTTTGTTCATCCTTCTGTTAAGACACTTGGTGCTCGCACCTCTCGTATGTCAATCACAGACCCAGCACTGCAAACTCTTCCTAAGGGAGACAATGTAGTTAGATCTGCATTTTTACCTAAAGATGATAACCATGTAATTATTACCTCCGACCTTGACCAAGTAGAGTTCCGCATGTTTGCATCCCTATCTGGAGATCAAAACTTAATTAATCTGTTTAACAACGCAGATAAAACTGGGTCTGATCCGTTTACTGACATTGGTCGTCAGGTCTACCACGACCCAACCATAACTAGGGCTGATAAAAGACGTAACTTAATTAAAGGTGTTGTTTACGGTCGTCTATACGGTGCTGGTGTTGCTAAGCAGGCCTTGACTGCAGGAGTTCCAGAGCATCAGATGCGTGAAGTATCTGACTCATTTGATCGCAACTATCCCGGTATGATCTATTTTCAAAAACAAATTGAAGACATTGGTATGAGACGACTACAGACCGAAGGTCAGGGGTATGTCTATACATGGACTGGTAGACGTATCCCTTGCGATGAGGATCGTGTATACACGTTAGTTAATTACCTAATTCAAGGTGGTGCTGCCGAGATTTTTAAGAGTAACTTAGTAAAACTAGATCAGGCTGACTTAACTGACTACTTAATTGTTCCTGTACACGATGAAATTGTATTAAATGCTCCTCGTGAGAACGCTCAAGAAATTATGAAAATAGTTCAAAAATGTATGACTACGACTGAAGGCTGGGCAGTCCCGCTCACCTCAGGTATTGATGGACCGATGGATAATTGGGGTGAAAAATACTAATGAATAAATTAATTATATCTATAGATCCTGGAAAAACTAGTGGTTTTTGTTTAGTCACATGGACAGGTAAGCAAGAAAACCTTCCTATATTGGAAAGATCTTCAGAATTACTAGAAGATAACTTTGCTTCAGACATAAAAGTTGCTTTGGCAATGACAAAATGGTACGAAATAACCGTAGTATGTGAAAGATTCACTATTACTGCTCAGACAACTAAGAACTCTCAGGCTCCGTACTCCTTAGAGCAGATCGGGGTACTTAAGCACCTTTGTCGAGAGGCTGGCTACGACCCAGACAAAATTGTATTTCAGTCCCCTGTAGATGCCAAAAACATGTTTCCCAATCCAGCACTGAAAAAGATAGGCACGTGGCATGTTGGTGGTGCTGGTCATGCTAATGATGCAATTAGACATGCACTTTTACGATTGACAAAAACAGGCTGGGTACCTAGAATTCTTTTATCATAGAATACTTACTATCGAAAAAATTCTTTGCAAAAAATCAAATAGTATGTTTTAATAGACGCAGTGACTTAAGGAGTGATAGTGCCAGTAACCGTTGACATTGACAGTAGTAAATCAAATATAAAAATTGGTGCTGACTGGCGATATAAAGAATTATGTAAAAGCCTTCCCGGATCTAAGTGGTCCGTGGACGAGCAAATGTGGAGAGTCCCTCTTAGTTGGACTTCATGTTTAGCCCTGAGATCCACATTTAGAGAAGACTTAATAATTGGACAAGACCTCGAGAAGTGGGCTGACAATGAATTAAAATCTAGGATCTCTCCAGCAAACCTACTTAGAGAATTAGAGAGTTACCATGGTGATGAAGACTTATTTCCGCATCAACGTGCTGGTGTTGCTTTCCTAGCAACTGCTAAACGTGCCCTCCTTGCAGATGAACCGGGACTTGGTAAGACCGCTCAGGCAATTCGTGCACTTAAACTTTTACAAGAAAATGGCGAGGCTGTTTTCCCTGCTCTTATTGTCTGTCCAAATACTTTAAAGAAGAACTGGGCTCGTGAGTTTAGTCGTTGGTGGCCAGAAGTAAATACTCAGGTTATAAAGGGATCTACTGCTCAGCGAAAGAAGCAACTAGAGACTGAGGCAGATGTCTACATAATCAATTGGGAGTCTCTACGCTCGCACTCACGCTTGGCACCTTATGGATCTGTAGCCCTTGCTAGATGCACTTCCTGTGGCGGGCATGATGAACGTGTGACCATAACCAAGTGCGAAGTTCATAGAAGAGAACTAAATGAGATTGATTTTAAAGCCGTAGTAGCCGATGAGATACATCGCTCTAAAGAACCTAAGAGTAAGCAGACTCGTGCCCTCTGGTCTGCAACAGGTGATGCAGAGATCAGATTTGCTCTTACTGGAACACCGATAGCAAATAATGTTGTCGACATGTGGGCAATTCTTCACTGGCTATCTCCAATAGATTGGCCATCAAAGACAAAATGGATTGACCGTATGGTAGACATCATGCTAAATGCTTTTGGTGGAATGCTTGTTTTAGGTATTAAGCCAACAATGCAAGACGAGTTTTATAAAAGTATCAATCCTCACATGCGACGCATGCTTAAGAAGGTCGTGCTTCCTTGGCTTCCTCCTGTATTAACTGAGCGTAGAGACGTAGAAATGTCCACAAAGCAGGCTAAAGCCTACAAGCAGATGCGTGACACAATGATTGCTGAACTTGGTGAGAGTGATGCAATAACCGCTCCTAGTGTTCTTACTCAGACCATTAGACTGCTTCAATTTGCCAGTGCCTACGCAGAGACTCGGGTAAATGAGAGTACTGGAGAGATAAAGATTGTTTTGTCAGAGCCATCATGTAAAGTTGATGCTCTAATGGGTGACATTAAGAATGGTGATTTTGGTGAGGATTCTGTAGCAGTGTGCGCCGTATCTAAGCAACTAATTAACTTACTTAGCGCTGCGATGACAAAGGCTGGAATATCTCACGGACTAATCACTGGTGATCAGAATGAAGATGAGCGCCAGCAGGCAGTTGACGATTTCCAAGAAGGAAAAATTAAGTGGATCTTATTTACTGCTCAAGCAGGTGGTGTAGGTATCACTCTTACTACTGCCCGTCGTTTGATTATGCTGCAACGCCCTTGGTCACTTATTGATCATAAACAGGCATTAGATCGTGTACACCGCATTGGTTCTGAAATTCACGATTCAATTGTGATTACAGACTATGTAACAGAAGGAACTATTGAAGAACGTGTCATTCAGGTTCTAGAAACTAAAGCAGATAATTTTGAACAAATTGTTCGCGATAGAGATCAATTACTTAAACTTTTACAAGATGATAAGGCTGGAAAACTATGAGTGAGATAGTTAGAATCTCTAATTCTGAGATTCAAACATTTAAAGATTGCCGTAGACGTTGGTGGTTTAGTTACTACCGTCGCCTAAAGCCAAGGCAAAAAGAGATGACTGGTGCACTTGCACTAGGTTCTCGTATCCACGCTGCTCTTGATGATCACTACGCCAATGGAGTCCCGCTACTTAAGGCTCACTCACAGTTTGTTGAGTTAGATAGAGAACTGCTTATGTCAGAATTTCGCGACACATCTAATCTAGATACCGAGGCTGAACTAGGCAGAATCATGCTAGAAGGCTACGAAGAGTGGGTAGAAGAAAACGGCATTGATGCTGAACTAGAGATGATCTCTACTGAAGAAACAATTATTGCTCCCCTATTCAATGGCGAGGTAGAACTTCAAGGAAAACTTGATATGCGTGTACGTCGTAAAGGCGATGGCGCACGTATGTTTCGTGACTTTAAAACCGTTGGCGGGTCGTTAAGCGATTTTGCAAATCTTGCTCCAATGAACGAACAGGTGCTCACATACATGATCCTTGAGTCCACAAAGGCTGATGAAGATAGCAGAAGTGATGGTGGTATTTTTACCATGCTAAAAAAGGTTAAACGTACTGCTACTGCTAGACCACCTTTTTATGATCAAATTGAAGTTAGACATAACGTGTTTACATTACGTTCATTCTGGGATAGGCTCCACGGAGTAGTTGCAGACATGATGAGAGTTAGAACTGCCTTAGATGCGGGAGAGAAACATCAATATGTTGCCTACCCAAAGCCAAGCCGTGACTGTAAATGGAAATGCCAATTTTTCACTGTATGTACTCTGATGGACGATGGAAGTGCAGCAGAGCAAGCAATCAGTGAAATGTATGAGGTCTCAGACCCATACGCTTACTACGAAGCAACAGAGAAAAAAGGAAGTGAGTGACATATGAGCGAGATCCAAAGATCCCTCACGGTCATGGTATACGGAGAGAGTAAAGTTGGTAAATCCAGTTTTGCAGTAACCGCACCATACCCACGTCTCATGCTTGACGTTGAAGGTGGACACAGGTTCCTACCTATCATTGTTAGGTATTGGGATCCAATTCGCGAAGAGCCACCAGTTGCTGATGGTACTTGGGATACTTGTGTGGTCACAGTGCGTGACTATGACACTGTCCTAAAGACCTATCAGTGGTTGCAACTTGGGAAACATCAATTCAAGAGTCTAATTATTGACTCTGTATCAGAACTTCAAGTTAAATGCTTGGAAAACATTGCTGGAGTCAATCAAATGACTCAACAGCAGTGGGGTGAATTACTTCGTCACATGGGTGGACTTCTTCGAGACCTACGTGATTTAACAATGCACCCAACAAACCCGTTAGAAGCGGTTGTACTGACTGCTATGGCTCGTCAAGGTCAAGATGGTCGTTACCGTCCTTACCTGCAGGGTCAATTAGCAATTCAGGCTCCGTACTTCTACGATCTACTGGGCGCTATTTCTGTAGAGGAAAGAGCCAACCCAGATCCCACTCAACCTAACTACAAAGTACGTCGTATGTATATTGAGAGAACAAATCAATACGAGGCTGGCGAGCGCGTCCAAGGACGTCTCGGCGTAATCGTTGAGCAAGAAAACTTGTCAATTGAAAGAATGCTTGACATTGTTTTCGGAGAACGTCAGGCAGCACAAGCGGCTTCGACCAAAACAACAAAGAAGGAAGGTTAAACACCCATGAGTACACTTAATTGGGGTGAACTAATCAAAGAAGCAGGAGAAGTAGGTTCCTACGATCCACTTCCAGACGGTGACTACGATCTTGTAGTTATTGAGTCAAATGCAAAGACAACGCAATCAGGTAAGACAATGTTTGCAATTAAAACTCAGGTTGAGACGGGCGCACATGCTAAACGTCTTGTCTGGGATAATCTAGTTATTAGTACTGACAATCCAACTGCACTTGGTATCTTTTTTAGAAAAATGCATAGTTTGGGTCTTGGTAAAGATTTCTTTGACAACTCACCAACAAATGCTCAGATTGAGCAGGCAATGGTGAACCGCAAGTTCCGTGGACAAATTGGTACACGTACATACAACGGTAATAAGAAAAATGAAATCAAAAACTATTACTCAAGTGGCGTAACTGCAACAGCATCTGCACCAGTTGCTGCTGCACCCGCACCCGCACCCGCACCCGCACCCGCACCCGCACCTGCACCAGCACCTGTTGCTGCAGAAGCAGTGTCGGCTCCAGCAGCGCCTTTCTAAAGTCGCTTATTGGTGTTGCCAGATTGCCGTTCAACAAAAAGTTGGACGGCTTTCTAGTATCACAAATAAAACTACAATAAGGGATTGTAAATGAAAGTTTTAGTTACTGGATCTACTGCAACACATTGCTCTAAAAAAGTAAACAATAGAGTGTCTACTTTTACTGGACAGTTTGTTAGTGAGTTAGAGAGTTTTGGTCATGAAGTTGTTTGGCAAGAGCCATCACTATCTATGGACATCTCCTACATAAACTCTTTTGATTCTGTAGTAGTTGGTATGGCTCCTTTAACTAGTATTGCTTCTAGGTGGCTTTACGGATCACTATCAGTCTATGAACATGCAAAAAAATTAAACAAAGCAATAATTCTTATCGATGCACCAGAACCTTACAAAGTCTGGGCAGGTGTTAGAGCAATAGCCAATAAGCCTCAAGAACTTATTAAACCTTTCTATTCAAATAAAAAAGAGTACTTGCTTGCTTGCGACCCTAAAGTGCAAAAAAGACTGAACTCAGCAATTAAAAATCTTTATTTATATGAATGGCCTTCAATTATTTATCCAAAATTTCCTTGGTACAGTGACACCAATCTAAACTCTTACATCCCTAATCTTGCCTCAGAGGGGTCTTACGGTTTAAATTTTGACAGACATTTATTAGAAATTAAAGTAGATAGAGGTACTCTAGATGTCCCAGAAAAATGGACCGTAGATGCCCCTAAGACTAAGTGGACTAAAGCCATAGAAAAGACTCTCAACCACCCTGTCGTACCTATTAGAGATAACTATTGGCAGAGTACTAAAGAGGCTCTAAGGCGTTTAGAGTGCTCTGTAGGGACGTTAATTAGCCCTTATAAAGACTCTGACTCTTGGTGGTCTGTATCACTATCTCAGAGCCTATTCGTAGGTTCTGCAGTAGTCACTGATTGGCGTTCTAGCGCTCAACTGGGGCAGGAGTGGTCACTTCTAGCGTCTTCACTTGAGCAAATGAGCCCAGACGAGAGACATTCTCTGGCTATGCTTCAAAAAAAGTCATATCTTTCTTCACTACCTCATCTTAATGATCAAAAAAAAGTTATAGAGAACGCTATTTTTTGAGAGTGTCACGGGGCACTAAAAGGTAAGTAACAGTAAAATTAAGATACAAAATATTGTAATTTTGAAAGGAAACCTAATGCCAGAAATTGATGACGAATGGATTAAGCAGCAACTAACTGCCGCTAAAGTTAAAAAACAAGTTGGTAATGCTGTAATGGATCTAATTAAAACATGGAAATCTATAGAAATTTTAGATGTCTCTGTTAAAGATGTTTTAGAGACATTTAACAGGTTGGCTTTAGGTCATGCTTACACAAAAGAGAATAAAAACGAGACTTGGGTGCCTGTAGTGCCTGGACAGATAAAAGTTGCTGATGAAGTAAGAGTAAGACTTGATGCTTTTACTGGAGAATTAGGTCCTATACATAATGGAAGACGTGGTCGTGTAGTCGGAGTTCGCTACGGAGATGTAATTATTAAAACTACAGACAATAAAACTCCTATGCTTGACGGTGCTCACTATCCACCTCAGTGGTTGGAAAAACTTACTTAACATGAGATCATCTACTGTTAATTTAACAATTTATGGTGATGACTATTCTGAATTAGTTTTTAACTCGGAATTGGCTCTTTCAGAGTTTTTTAAAATTGATAAAGAGGAACTCATCCACTATGCTAATTACGAGTTAATTATTTTAGAGAACTTAGAAATGGGTTCTGACTCGTCATATGTAGCAGAACTTATAGCAAAGGTTAAAAATGACAGAAAATAACCAGCAACCGCCTCGCGTAGAAGCGCTCAGAGAAGCAGCAAAAATTATTTCTGGAGAACGAGATAAACAATACGGAGGTCCTGAAGAAAACTTCACAAGGATTGCAAAAATTTGGTCTGTTATTTTTGGAATAGAATTTACACCTGAAGATGTAGCAATGGCTATGGTTGCCGTTAAAGTTGCTAGATACGCTTCTAAATCAGGATATCAACCTGATACATGGATTGATATTGCTGGGTATGCAGGCTGTGGCTATGAAGTAGGCAACATACCTGTAAATAAAGAAAAGTAAAGACACTGTCTCTTGGAAAAATCATCAGATCCAGTAAAACTTAAAAAGCCTTGGAATTTTGAAGAACCCCTATGTGCTGAAGTAGGTGTTGAAGTTTTTTATTTAGAAGAACGAGACGCAGCAGGAACTTTAACTATTTACGAATATAATCAAGCAAAGAAAATATGTAGTAGTTGTGTCCACAAAGAAGAGTGCTTAGAGTGGGCTATCTATAACGAAAACTATGGTATTTGGGGTGGGACGACTCCTACAGAACGTTACGAGATAAGAAAGAAACGTAAAATTTTACTTAGGTAGTGTCTCTTATGTGTCTGTTGAATGAGCGGTACAATATAACTACCAACTTTTTTGGAGGTAGTAATGTTAGAGGATCCTACTGTAACCCCTACTGCCATTTGCGAAGATTGCTGGTTATCGGCCCACATAAAGTGGGAGCCAGAAAGCATAAACGAGTACGGAACAATTCTTATGCGAATATCTGGCATAGATTTACCTAAAGACCAAAAACCTAGATCCGTAGAGGTTTGTGGAGTCTGTGGTTCAATAACCATATCTGGTATTTATGAATTTAGGGACACAAATACTTTACTACTTTCAGATGAAAATGAAGATAACTGCTATTTATTTGATCTACATGAAGACTACTCGTTTGAGGACGAGGAAGATGGGTACGAGTTGTAGTGAAAGACCTACGTATTGGAGAGCACTTATGGGAAGAGTGGGATGGCTTAGGGTTTAAAATCCCTACTTATTTTACTTTTGAACATGTAGATATGGATAATGAAATTGTCAGAAGAGCCCTCGCTTCTTCGCTTCAACGTGACGGAATCTGTCATTCTTTAGCGGATGGATTTAAATCTATAGAAACCTCTGAGACCACGCATGGGTGGGTGGGTAATCTAGAAGGAGAAGAGGAAGAAATGGCTATATGCGATGAAGATGGAGAGACTCCTTATGGAGATTTTGTAGATAACATAAAAGAAGTTACTTGGATAGAGTTATAGTTTTTAGTGTGTCGAATCTTTTAATATTTAGTTGAATAGTAAACTAATAGCATGTGGAAACCTGCAGATAATCTAAACTGGCAACGTGACGCTCTTTGCGCTAAATCAGAGAATAAAAAATCTATTAATTGGTTTTTCTCAAAGGATTTTTCTGAAAAGTATGATGCAAAAAACATGTGCTTTACTTGCCCTGTAAGAAAAGAATGCTTGCAGTGGGCCTTGGAGCACCGTCAAATTTGGGGTATTTGGGGTGGAAAAGATGAAGTAGAGATCCGTCGCACCTTGTCTGTTTCCTACAATGGAGAAGAGGCACGAAGGAGACGGTTCCCAAACTGTCCGTACTGCACGGCTCGGCCATCAAAACTAGAGCCCTCCATAGAAGAACTACCTAGTGGTGGTAGATGGACCACAGCAAAGGTTGTTACGTGTCAAGAGTGTGGATTTGCTTGGAGAAGTCGTACAAGTGTTAATGCTGTAAATGCTTATAAGGCAGATCGCGAAGAACGTATGATTCGTAACGCTAAAGAAAAACTTAAGAAGAAGAAACAGCAGCAGAATAAAAAGAAAAGTTCTTAACTAATCTATCCTCTGTTGGATTTAATTTAATTGCTTCTTTTCCATAATCTCTAGCCTCTGCAAATTTACCTAAGTTATATGAAGAAAGTGCTGCTAAATCATAAGGAACATCTCCCCAAGATTCTGCTTCACATAAATACTCAAGTGGTTTCTCTTTTATAGACAAAGCCTTCTCGGCACTAATTAAGCAATTCTCCCAGTCACGCTTATCATGGTAGAACTTTGCTAGATCCACCCACGGCTCTCGTCTTCCAGAACACTCTTCAATTGCCTTATTAAACCAGTACTCGGAGTTGTCTTGCTCAATTTTTCCTAAGAATCTCATAGAGGCAGCTCTTTCTGGTGGCCACTGTGCTCTAGGTAGAGATAAATGACGTTTAAATTCTTCAGCTGCTTTTTCGTTTTGTCCGTAAAAAAATAACTCTCTAGCGTAGTAAAAGGCGTTTCTATCATCCGATAGGTCTTCCTCTACAGCCTGAGCCAGCAGCGGTAGGTACTGAGATCTAGGTTTTGTATTATCAGCATGGTGGTGAATTTCTAGTCCTACCCATCCCTGAATTTCTTTATGTGTGCCGTACGACACGGCTACTTCATGTACAGGGTGTTTCCATCTGTAGCCAAAGCGCGTGTGTATCTTGTCTCCACCGTAGGTGAGCCCAGGAGTACCATCTTCATTCCAGTTCCATGTGTACTGATACCTAGGACGTGTCCACCCCTGCTCATGCGCTTTTTCAAGTTCGTCGCGCCATCCTGGAAGTATAACTTCATCCATATCCAAAGCAATGCAGTAGTCAATGTCTGCTGGTAGTGCAGCAAGTGAGGCATTACGAGCCATGTCAAAGCGCCAAGGCTTGATAGAAACGTCTATAACGTTGATACCAAGTTTCTCTGCTGCTTCTCTAGTGCCGTCATTCGAGCCTGTATCTGCAATTAGTAAATAGTCAGCCTCTTTAGCAGATTTGTACCAAGACTCAACAAACTGAAGTTCATTAAGAGCGATTGTGTAAACTGCTACTTTCATTACTTTTTAACTTTTTCTTCTTTTTCTTCTTCTTCTTTATACACGAGAACCGAGTCAAGAACTTTTACAGTTCTTTTACTTACGTAGCCACCATCTTGATTAAGTTTTGCATCTGCTATTTCTTTATTTGAAGCAAGAACTTGAACAATCATTGTAACTTCATATGTGTAGCAATAAGATTCTGACGTATCCATTAAGTCTTTATTCATATCTTCTGTCATTGCATTCTCCTATTTTTGTGCAGTACTGCGCGTGTTACGTTACATACTATAACACGTATGCTCTAATTTTCATGAACTACCTCGTCCCAAGACACTGTGTCCTCATTCCAGTTATACATTTTACTATACGGAGGCTCAGGATTTGGATAAGACACAGGAGAAGACCACTTACAGGTTTCTTCGTCTAAAACCCAAGAATTGTATGGTTTAGGAGCAATAAATGCATCATGCTCTTCATTGTACGAGTACCCGATGCCAGCAAAGTTTTTGCGAATATTTCCATTAATAGATGTACGTAAGCATCTCTGTCCACGAAAGTCTCCATACCACTCTTCAGGCGTTAGGCCGTCAAGCACTTCGGACTCGTCTTTACCCGTGATTACCTCTGTAACAATGTTATTTTCATCTAAGAACGCATAATGTGCCATCTAAACTCCTTGTATAAATTAAACTATACTTCACTTAAAGTAATGTTCCCTGTTCCAGAATAGAACCTGTATACGCGATAGCCGCTTCTTGCAGGTTGATCATAGGATAATCCTGCCGCGACCGTTAGGGCTGGAAATGTATTTAAGTATGCGATAATTATAATTCCCGATCCACCAGATCCGCCAGTAGAGTTATTAAAACCGCTACCGCCTCCTCCACCAGAACCTGTATTTCCTACGCCACTTTGACCATTGATACCAGAGCCATAGCCTCCAATTCCGCCACCACCTGCTCCACCTGCGCCAAAGAATTGATTTCCACCGCCTCCGCCACCAGCACGAATAGTGTTAGTGCCATCTATTGTTGAGAAGCGCCCTGCTCCGCCAATACCGCCTGTAGCGCCTACACCAGCAAAGCCAGCCTCGCTTGCGCCTCCGCCGCCGCCAGTATTTTGGTCTGCACCTTTAAATCCTTGTCCTTCAATTCCAGCGCCACCAGGATTGCCACCAAAACCACCACCACCAGAACCACCTGAAGAAGTAGTGCTAGATAGTCCGCCTGCACGACCTCCACCTATAGAAGTATCAATGCCAGATATAGAACTATTTACCCCGTTTGTTGCACCACCTCCACCTGCTCCACCTGCGCCAACGGTTATGACAGTTGGCACTACAAAGGGAATACTCGAGATACCAGTTAGATAACCACCAGCACCACCACCACCAGCGTTGTAGACGTTGGATAATCCCTGACCGCCACCGCCTCCGCCAGCAATAATTAAGTACTCAACGGGTGCGCCTTGCGATACAGAAGATGCCATAGTGCCAAAAATCATAATTTTAAATCTCCAATAACAATTTATGTTTTATAGTAACGTACTACGTTACTAAGTTACCAAAAGCAATCCAAGAGTTAGTACCAACTTTTAGTAAACTAACAGTAGCGTATTGCCCTTTAAGTTTTAGTTTAGATCCCTCAGAAGAAACAGTTACCCCAGCTGCAGGAACAATAGTAGTTTGTCCAGCACCAGCTTGAATTATGGTCACTGTAGCACCGATAGTAAATGGCTCAATGGAGTTTAGAGGGACAGTTACATCATTAGCAACAGTAGAAACTACAGGAATAACTTTACCTGAATCATTTATTATAATGGTGTACGAGCCTCCTCTTTCATTAAAACCATAGTTAGTTACAGGAAGGTTTAAAGTTTTGTTATTTAATGTTTGAGTACCGCTTAGAGTTACAACAGTAGAGTCAACTCCAATTATGGCTGAAGTAGAAGTTCCACTGTTAGTTATAGGACCAGTAACAGATATAACTCCAGATGCACCAGTAGGCCCCAAAGGCCCTGAAGGCCCAGTTACAGTTGATGGCTGGGTTGATACAGCGCCAGTAGGCCCAGTTGGTCCAGTTATACTTAATCCTGAATCTCCAATTAAGCCTCTTGGTCCCGTTGGCCCCGTAGGTCCTTGCGAACCCGTAGGTCCTTGAATATTTCCAACATTTTCCCACGATGAAGTTGTAACAGACCAGACGTAAAGATTTCCAGCAACTAAATAACCATCTCCTGGATTTCCACTTGGGTAGGCAGTTTGCAATGCTCCTAAAGTCGCATACGACCCAAGAATTGTTACACCAGTTCCTTGGGGACCAGTAATACCTGTTGGCCCCGTAGGTCCTTGCGAACCTGTAGCCCCCGTTGGTCCTCCGCTAGGACCTGTTGGACCAGTTGGGCCATCAACACCAGTAGGTCCAGTCACTGAATCGCCTTGAATACCAACTGGACCAGTCGGACCTGGATCGCCAATAAAGATACCAGCATCAAACCATTCTTGATTTAAATCAGACCACGCGTATAAATTATTAACTACAACATATGCATCTCCAATATTTCCAGTTGGATTATCTGCTTGTAGAAGAAGCAAAGTTGCGTAATAGCCTAGTACAGAGACTCCAGAACCTGCAGGACCAGTTGGCCCAGTTGGTCCCAACGGGCCAGAGGGACCTGTAGGTCCAAGTGGTCCAGTAGGAGCTATGGTTGCTATGGTGTTAAAGTCAGAGCCAGTGTAGAAATTTACAGATTCGTCATTGCTATCAACCCAGATGTCTCCAACCTGAGGGCTGTTTGGTTGAGACGGCTGATAAACAATGTTCGATCTACCTGATGATTCGTAAGCTACGTTAGTTGAGAATGAGCAATTTGAAGTACTTGCTGCAACGTAGATAGTGTCTTCAACGTCTATTGCAAACCTAAACGTTTCAAAAGATTGACCGACGCCTACCTCTAAAGCATTTACTATGTACGCTCTGCTGTCTGGGTTACCACCAGAACTAAACGGATCTACATAAATTGTAACTTGACATGAAGTGGCGCCTTTATTGGCAACAATAACCGAAGCAACACCCGACACATCTGACGTGCTTAGGAGGACAGTGGTATTTGCAGCTGGGCTGGCTACACCTAAACGTTTTACTGGCATTAAAGGGCTTCTATCTCTTGAGGAGTTAAACCTAATGCGCTAAGTTTGGCAAGCGCACTAGTGCGAGCATCTGCCTTAGCGGTGGCTTCGGCTTTAAAGGCTTTGGCTTTGGCTTGTGATGCCAATGGGCTTGTTGCAAACCAAGTTAGGAATGTCATTCAATTTCTAACTGAGACGCAGCAATTTCTTCAGGTGTTGGCTTTGCTTTTCTGGCTAAACCTCTTCCGAGGGGTGCATAGAATAAATCCGCTTCGTCAAGTGAAGCAATAAAAATTTCTGCCCACTCTGTCGCTTCTGCGGTGTTCCATTGTTCAGAATTTGGATAGTCTGGTTGGCTTAAAAATGGCACAGTCTCGCCATCGTTAAAAACTAAAACCACATTTTCATTTGTTATTTCATATCGCATTTTTTCCCTTAGTAGTTGGTGCTCGCTGGAGCGGTAATTGAAAAGGCTATAGGTAGTGGGGCATTAATTGAAGTTGTAACATTAGCGCCAAAATTTCGACTAGCAACAAATGTGTTATTACCAAAAGCCACTTGCGTATGATTGGCATTAATTATCTCTCGCTGAGTCCAAGTGACACCATTATCCTTTGATGTGGCAGCGACTGTTCCTGAATCTGCCACAGCAACAAAGGTGTTATTACCGAAAGTTACTGCCCGCCATTGAGTAAAAAGAGGAAGAGGGCGTATAGTCCAAGTAATTCCATCGGGCGATATGATAGCAATCTGCGAGTTACTTGCAATAGAAACAAAATTTCCATTACCGAAAGTTACTGCATGCCAGTCCTCAACAAAAGGAAGCGATCGCGCAGTCCAAGTAATTCCATCGGGGGATGTCGTAGCCTTGTTAGAAAGACCAGCAACCGCAACAAACGTTGAATTACCAAATGAAACTCCCCGCCAATTAGCCACAGAAGGAAGCGTTCGCGCAGTCCAAGTAATTCCATTAGGCGAGGTCGCAGCAACGCTACCGCCAAATGCAACCGCAACGAATGTTGAATTACCAAAGGCAACTGCAAACCAAGGTTGTGCAGAAGGAAGCGTTCGCGCAGTCCAAGTAATTCCATCGGGCGAGGTCGCAACCTTACCGCCGCTTCCCTGTGCAACCAAAACGAATGTTCCAGCGCCAAAGGTACCCGCTTGCCAACTAGCAGAAGAAGGAAGCGTTCGCGCAGTCCAAGTAATTCCATCGGGGGATGTCGCAGCCTCTGAACCTGAGGATGTAAAAGCAACAAAGACTCCATTACCAAAAGTTACTCCAGGGTAACTAAAAAATCCA